CCGGTGCGTTAATAGCGCACTCGCACAAGCGACCTAACCGAAAGGTCTATTCAATGGCAGTCACCACACGATCCCGGTTTATCCCGGGCCAGAGTTTCAGCGGTCGTTACGATCGCTGGTTCCTTGGAAACCCGTGGTATGGCTCAGATTACTCTCGAGCCATGTACGGGTCACGTCAGGTGACTACTAGTGAGGGTCATAAGTGGCCCCTTCCCAAAGGAGCCAAATATGATTCGGGAGGTGAATTCTCAACGGTCAAAAGTAGCCTACAGGCTTCCTATGACTTGGCCAAGATTTATCGTCTTGGCCATGTTGGGGATGAGTATTACGTTGGGAATCTTGTTCCTTACGTAGTGGCACAGGACTGGAATCTGTTAAAACAGACTACATCCGATGCGGACCTGCTCTTTTGGGCAGATCCAACACACTCATCGAGTGACCTCGTCGCACTTGGTGCGACGGCGATCTCGAACACCATCCCGACGAATCCTGTGGTGGACTCGTCCGTTGCGATCGCTGAACTCCTCCGTGAGGGTTTTCCCCTCATGATGGACCTCTCCGATCTACGCGAACGACTTGACATCCTTCGATTTGCAGGTAGTAATTACCTGAATGTCGAGTTTGGATGGAAGCCTCTAATCTCTGACCTCCAGAACGCTGTTAAGGCTATCTCCGATACGGAAAAAACCTTAAAGCAGCTTCAAAGAGACAGTGGTAAGAGGGTACGCCGCAAGTTCCGTTTCCACGATGACGTGTATCACTCCGAATCGGAGTCGGCTTCACCTACCGCCTTCATGTTCGAAGGGATTCCCGTCTCACTGATGGGTCAAACCGGGCATACGACTACCCAGAGGCACACGCATGAAACGTGGTTCTCTGGATCGTATACGTTCGATTATGAACCTGAGCAGCTCACTGAGCTGTCCAGAATCGCGACCCAGGCTCGACTCCTGTATGGCCTCAATCTTAATCCTGAGGTCCTATGGAATCTCGCGCCGTGGAGCTGGCTCGTTGATTGGTTTTTCAACGTCGGACCGGTGTTACATAACCTGTCCGCGTTCGCCAACGATGGGCTTGTGTTGCATTACGGATACCTCATGCATCATAGCAAGAGGTCTAACCTTTACTCGGCGAGAGGCCTCACCTTTCCAAAAGGTGGGGACTTCCCCTTCCGTCAGGTTGAGACGCGATTCGATGTGGAATCGAAGCGCAGAATCCGTGCAACTCCTTACGGTTTTGGCTTGGTGTTTGACAGTTTTTCTGTTCGGCAGCTTGCCATCCTGACCGCCCTCGGTTTAACGAGGTAGGTCTCCGGCATTAAGCCGGTGCTTTTCCCTACCCGCAATAATGCGGATGGGTTCCACACCAACAAACAAAGAAGAGTTCCTTGTTCGCTGAACCACAGGTTTTCACGATTGATGCTGTCGCACAGTCCCTCAACCGCACCGGCTCCTCGGAGACGGGCGGTCGCTATGGGACTGCCGATCGCGCCCACCGCCTGGAGATCAATCACCAGCGCGGTCGCCGCAATCGCGATCAGTTCAAGCTCACGCGTGACACGTTGGTCGCCAACCCCCTTGTTTCGGGGCAGAACGTCCAGCAGTCCATCTCGGTTTACCTCGTAGTCGATACCCCTGTGGGGTACGATACCGCGGCAGCCAAGAAGGTCGTCGATGGGTTCATTACGAACCTCACCGCGTCCTCGGGAGCCAACATCGTGAAGCTCCTCGGCGGCGAGAACTGACGTTCTCGCCTTACCATGGGGGGAGGGGGGTTGCCCCTCCTCCCCCTATATGGAACCAAGGAGTCCTGTGTGAAGTAACAAGGGCAGGATCCGCCACCTTTATGAAAGGGACGAATGAAAAGCCTGTTACTACTCTGGCAAACACTCGCCCAAGATCTGGGCGAGGAGTGTCGCGTTAGCACCGCTCACGACTATCAAACGGTCGTGAGTCGTACTGAACATGAGGGACTGTCATTTCTGACAATCACCCTTCCTGCCTTCGGTAAGGACTTCGATGAAGCCCTATCCCTTGGTCAGGTATCTCCAACCCATTTCGCCGGTTTCCGACGAAGGGCAGGTACCCCCCTATTTCTAGGAGGTTTCCTTGAGAAAGTGTTCAATACGTCAAGCGGTCAACTCTTGGATGACCCGTGCATCAGATCGATCGTCGCTGTGCGCCAGCTTTCTGCGCTATGCGGCAAAATCGAAGTCGAGTGCACGAAACGCCGCGTTGATGCTGCGTACGCTAAGTACATCCAAGCTGAAGAGCAGCTCAAAGAAGCTGAGCGCGGTTTTTCTGATTCTCTTTTGGATCAGTTTTCCCGCATTTCTCGTCTTCTCTTTGCAAGGGTCTTCGCCCAAGCAGACGGTAAGGTCAGTTCCTTCGACCTCCGTCCCAAGCACGGTTCCGGCGCAACCGCCAACGCACTCCACGGAAACGCGAAGTACGTTTGTCTTCAATGGACCGAACGTCTGGAGAGAGTTTTTCCTTCATCGGAATATCTCCTGCCAAACGTACGATTCCACCAAAGACTGGATCGTGATGAGCTGCTTGAACCCGGATCTGAGATACCAGTAAAAGTAACTCATGTTCCTAAAACGCTCAAAACACC